TCAAGAGGCTTTCATAATAATCAGTTCTTCACCAGTGGTCTTTTCCTTCCCAACTGAATAATTTAATTTTACCGGAATTATCCGAAAATCTTTGAAAATCTCTCTGATATCAGGGTGGTCATTAAGGCTTAGGATAAAAGACCCCTTGATGCCTCTTAAAATAGAAGCAATTTTAGCATAATCTTCAAGCTCATAAAAATTATGCTTATAACATGGGGCTTTATAATAAGGCGGATCAAGATAGAAAAACGTTTGCGGCCTATCATAGCGTTTTATAACCTCATCCCAGGGGAGGTTTTCTATCATGACCTTAGAAAGTCTGAGATGAACATCGGAAAGCTCTTCCTCCATTCTTACAAGGTTTATTCTCAGTGGCCTTTCAGGACTCACCCCAAAAGTACGTCCTTTCACCTTCCCGCCGAAACAAAGACGCTGCAAATAATAGTATCTTGCGGCCTTTTGAATATCAGTGAGACCTCGCGCCTCAAGCTGTTCCTTCCAGTCCTCGAACCATTCGCGGGATTGCAAAAGCCACTTGAATTGTTTTAAGAACTCTTCCAGATGACTCTGTAAAACCCTATAAAGCGAAATAAGGTCACTATCAAGGTCATTCAAGACTTCACTTTTCGATGGTTCTTTTTTAAAGAAAACCCACCCAGCCCCGCAAAAAACCTCAACATAAACCGTATGCTTAGGTATAAGGTCAATTATCTGTTTTGCCAGGATACTTTTTCCGCCTACGTATACCAATGGACTTTTCATATTTTTACACTCTCCTGTAATTTAATTGCCGATTAATATGGAGAGTAGCAGCGATGCTGTGATCCGCGTGACGCCGCGGGTCGCCGGGGATCTGCGAAATCCCCGGCTGCTCACTCTATTGTTTTATACTATCTTCTGTCCTGCTTCTTTATTCATCTGTGCCTGGATAGCAAAATGTCTCTCTTTACTGAATTTAAAAAGAACATCCCCGGCCGGGATCTCTATTCTTGTTTCATCTTCAAGAATGAACCACCGGATATTCTTGGTAGTCCATATAGCTGTATTATTAGGGCCCGGAACATACCCGTTCTCAATAAAGCCATCACCCTTAACTCTTTTCAGTTTTCTCCAGAAGAAACCATTGAGCTTTTTGTAATAAACGGTATATAGCATTAGCATCCCTCCGTACCAGCAAATTCCGGTCTCTTCATCAGTTCAACATAGCATAATGCTAATATATTTTGATCAGTCTTCAGTGCCGGGGCAATAATTTCAGAAAACTCATTCTTTGCTATATATCCGGCAGCTCCGCATATTTCACATGGAAAGTTCTGCTTAACAGTATCAGTTGCCCCGTGTTCATCTGTTACCTGGGTATTTTTCATTACAAATCCGTTTTCACACGCTTTACATTTACTGTGCTGTGGATTGTCAGTTAGGGAATATAGAAGTTCCTGTATCAGAATGTCTTCGCAGGTATTGTCTTTATATACAAAAACATTAAAGTCCACACGTTTGTCTTTCTTGTTTACATATACTCTTTCTATACGGGAGTATGTATTATTTGTGATAAAGTTTTTAATTGCCATCGTTGTTTATTCTCCTTTATTTTATTCTCATAATGTACACAGCTGTTAAATATTTCGGGAGGATGCTAAAACCAGAACCAGAACCGGTCAAGCCCGTCTCTGCAACAGAAGCAGCGCCAGTAGTGCCTGAAAATGAATGTATGTGATTGCTTAGGTTAGGACTAGTATATCCAGCAGATGAAGCACTTGCATTAGCATATCCCCCATTAGGAGCTTGACCCGCTGCCTGTCCATAAGCTCCAGAGTTTCCAGTGCCGACATGGGAGTGGGCTTCGCTTTCTTGACCGGTACTACCGGAAAAACTATGTGAATGTGCCATCGTATGCGCGTGCGACGGTAGATTTGTTATGCTGAGAGTAACCTGATTCCCGGCATTCCCACCTATGGCCCCGGAAGCGGCCACAGTAGAACCCATAATGAATCTGGAGTCTGTAAGGTTAGGAAGGTAACGGTTGGCCCCATTGAATATAGGGGAGTCAGGATCATTAAACAGGGAGCCATCGCAGACTTTCCAGTTTGCTGGTAGCGATAATGCTACGGCTATATATCCTTCGTTATTGCCATTACCAAAATATCCCGGCAGCCATGATGTTATTGAGCCTATAGGGGTTGAGCCTGAATCTTTAAGCCTTGAAAATACTCTCAAATCCTCCAGAATCGTAACAGTATTGCCGCTTCTCTGCACCTTGAAGAGCTGTATTGCATTCGCCGGAACGTTCCCTGCTGCATAAAATCCGAACAATGAAGAATGCTTCCTCCTGTATTTCGTATCATTTGTCCCGTCCAGAATGTATGGTTCGAATTCCCAAACATGGTTTATCGCCAGAACTGTCGTCTGAAGATCAGGCACAGCTTTGGCTGATATTGCAACTGATACTACCCGCCTGCCCAGTGGATCTCGTGCAATACCAGCAGTAATATCAATACATCCCGCTGTAGCGGATAAGCTCACGGCGAAACCTTCAATCACACCAGCTGTGAAATAATCCGATTCCCGGTCTATTATCTCACCGCCGATATCAACCTGTTCCTTCATAAAATCCTGCTGATAAAAAACTTTTCCATCAGAAGGATAATTAACCCCCTGAATCCCTTGATAATTCTGATCATAAATTATCTCACTCATGCTGCCTCCCATGTATAATCGCCGGTACTGCGTTTTTCAATAATTATGAACTCATTGCTTGGGCTGAATTCGTTGAGTTGGTTGAGAATATATCCCCTGTTAAGTGTTAATGCTGATAAATCGGGCAATATTATTTTAAAGACAAATATCTGAGTACTGTGGACAATCATTCCAGACCCTATTGCTGTGACCCCTATTTTAAAAGCGTCAAACACAAACGATCCCATCCCCTCTGTAATTGTGATTTGATCTCCTGGTACTCCGGTATAAATTGATAAAGCGGTCTTTACTGACTTTTTAACTCCGCCTGCTGTTATAATCAACCGCCAGATGCGGAATCGCTGCAGAAACTCATCTTTTGATTCGTCTATCGCTTGTGTAAGGTTGTAATTCATTCCGTGCTTCTGGAGGGAATCACCAGAGCAACTATCCAAAAAAAGCTGATCATATAAAGTATTTGCCAGTCCTGTGATTACTGATTCAAAAGGGGACAGAAGCGCCTTGATGAATCTGCCGATAATCCCGTCCTGAAGTTTTCTGATTTTAAGCGGGAGATGTTGCCAGACCCATGCATAAAATGAATAAGTGAATCTATCCATTCCATGCCTCTTTTTGCCAGGTTATATTCCCAAGCGCGGATAATTTATAATCCGGAACAGTGACATTTTCCGTGGGTGATATAATATCAACATCCTTCATCCCGGCCTGCAGAATATAGGCTTTGATAACCGATAGTACCTGTTTATCTCCTGGTGAAAGCGTCGAATAGTACGCAGATATCGCTGCATTCAGTTCTGAGTCTGAAGGAGCTCCCACTGCTGGATCATAGAATACTTTGATTGTATAGTCCTGATAGAAGTACTGAGCCTTAAATGGAATAACATAATATGCCCCCGCAGGGTCTATATCGTCGCTGTTGAAATAATTGCTTAATTGCACCAGGAGAGAATCCGCAACAACTCCACCAGTACCGAGAATCAATATCCCCACAGTACCGCGCCCGGAATATCTGGGTATAACAATAGCTCTGCTGACTCCGTGAAATGTCTCAGCCTGGCTTTTAAACCAGGACATGGTCCCGCGGCCTGGGTCTTTCTTCGATTCTTTAATTCTGTTCCTGATACTCTCTGTAGATTCTATGTCCTGTCCGCCGGTAATATCTGCCGGATTGTAAACTACATTAATGCCGTCAATGCTGGTCTCAAGCTGATTGATAGCATCGGCCTGGACATTATACTTTTCACCGGGCAGGGCAGCCTTCACCTCAAGTGCAACTGTATATTTCCCACGTGAATCTGATGGGGTTGAACCATCTATATATCCGCCTGATACAACCTCGTATGAATATCCGGATTCAGTTTTGACAAATGAACCCTGTGCAATATCGATTCTTTCGATCGGCAGTGCGGAAGAGCCTATCCGCACTATACCTGAAGCGTACTCTTCTCCCTTGATTGTTTCCTCTTCATCATTCATCCGCCTGATCAGGGCATATCTGTCGGAGCTTTCGATAAAGATGGCATCGTAAATTGCGGTCAGGGCATTCTGGATGAAATAGACAATGGCCCACACGCATGCATTGATAATAAGCATCCATCGTGAACCCTCATTAAGATTGGTCAGCTTGTTGAGCTTATCGTCCTCGCTGATTTTCTTGAGTATTGCACTCTTTACTTCATCCTGGCTTATATTGAAATTCATAGTCACCTCACAGTATCAAATTTTTAACAACCTGCTCATCAATTGTTTTGAATGACACAGAAAAGGCCGGCACGCCAGCTTTGACAGAAACTTCAACCTTGATGGAATCTTCTTTAACCCGTGGGTCTTGTCTCAGAAAATCCTCGTATGTTCTCTGGACTTTCAGTATCTCAAAATCAGTCGCTGGGATATCCCTGCTGAACAACGCACCTGAATAAGGCGCGTCAATGAGACTCCCTGGTGACACACCAGCCAGGAACTTCAGGTCAGACAGGACGCAGTCGAGTCCGTCAACTCCCGCGAAGTCCCCTGCCGATACATCTATTATAAAATCACCGTCGTCATTGACTGCAATGTCCGCTCCGAGAATATTACTCATGATACTTTATTCTCCTGAGATAGAATGTTCTGATTAAAAGCCGTCGGCTGTACACCAGCAAGTGGAACAATCCCTCCTGTAGAACCTGGAGCAACTCCCGTCGCACCCCATGCAATTATAGCGGCAAGGGCCGCGTCAACTGCCGCGCACCAGGTACTTAATGATTGCCCTTTGACCATAGGTTCAGTGCCCTGTCCGATATTTATTCCCTCATCGGATAAAACAAACCGCCCTTTATTGTTCTCAATAGTAATCCCTTCATCAGACATCTCTATATTCATCGCCTTGTCCGGGGATGTATGCCAGATCACTTTCTTAACCCTGGCAACCTTCATCAAAAAACTACGGTTCAGTGAATTATCCATGTAACCGACAATAACCTCACTGCCGTCCGCAGGAATGATAAGTATATCCGGATTTAAAATTGACTGCAGCGTGACCCTGTCGTTCACCGGTCTCCCGTCAGCGAAAGAAACAGAACAGACTCCATCAGACTCAGATACTTTAAATATCTTCCCCTGAGCCGGTGCATGGATTGGATAGTGTTCCCTCAGGTATGCTACAAAAGCCTGGCTTAATTCCATAACCTTCTCCCCGTTGGCACTCTGCGGCGATGCTTCACGCCGATAGTTACGGTGCGCTTAAATCCCGAGCTGCCGAAATCTGTCACAACCTTGTCACACCTGTACACGCCTTCTTTCCCCGATATTTTTGAATACAGCGTGGCGTACATCCCCGGCATGACAAAGGGATATCCGAATGTCTTGAACTCACCTTTAAATCCTTCGTAGTTCAATTCATTGTAAATCTCTTTTGCACGCTCCCAGCAACCCTCACCGTTATTTAATCCAGCTATCGTATATATCTTTTCATCCTGCCCGGAACCGTAACTTGCCCTGATAAGGTAACCGTTCTTTGTCTCAGAATAAACAGTTACTTTCCCGACCTTCTGCGCAGTATGATAAAACAGGCTGTCCTCGAAAATGTTCACACCCTCCTCGTATATGGCTTCATCGGTGAGAGACTCCAGGTATTCCTGTTTTACAAAATAAAGTTTCTTTTCCCTGAAAAAAGCCAGGAACCCGTACTCCGCTGCGAGCTTCATAATCACCCACCGCGATGTTCTGGCATAAACAGTAGTGCTCACCTTCTTGCTTTTTGCTTCATCGTCAATCACCAGCTCAAAGCCGGGAGCAACCTGTTGAAGTATCTTCTCTATTGTTGTATTTTTGAACGTCCGGTTTATCCTCTTCCTCCGCAGCTCATAGAAATAATCGCAGCAACGGAGCTCGGCGGGTTTCTTGGGTGAGACGGATTCAATCTTCCCGGAGAATTCATTCTTGAGGCCATATCTCTCGTAACCGAGATATAGTTCAACTTCCTGGCCTTCATTGAATTTGTCAGGAGAAATGCCAGGAACAACGATTGTTGCCTCAGAGTATCCGGGGTCAAGGAACGTGATAATGTTCGCTGACGCGAGTTTCATCTCTGCGCCGTCAATCAGCAGCTTATTTGTCAAACTCAACATGAATTTCTCTCCTTAAGTCTGCAGCGGCATCATATTCAATTTTGCTGCAGAGTGCAGGTATCTTGTAATTATTGCCCACAGTCAGTTCAGCGGGCCAGTCGTTGGCCTCTTCAATAAGCCTGTAGTAATATGCCACACCGTAATACTTCTTGCTCAGGGAAATGCTTGTATCGCCTGGGGCGGCCAGATGACGTTTTTCAACCATCAACGGCTCCGGGACTTCCAGTGTAGTACCTGGAACAAGGGTCATCGGGTCATCGCCGATAACCGCGGCGTTGAAATAATATAACAGCGGCCACATCTCCCACGAATAATAAAACAGGACAGCCAGTGTGAATATGGTATCATCTTTGCGTACTGTATATTTCATGCGATACCTATCATCTTTTGTATTTTGGCAAACCGGCTCTGCCGGATTTCCGTTTTCCGGGTGATGTCGTTATCACTGTATCCGCTGATTGTGTACCAGAGTATAGACTGGAACCCTTCTCGAATGACAGGGCTGAAGTCATAGATTGCGATTTTTTTTATACCAAAAGCTTCGGTGTAAGGACAGATGATATCCAGCGAGTCGCTTTTGTCCCAGAGTGCAATGATATTCTTCAGTTCGGCCAGAAGCTGAGTATTGTTGCGACACACGATCTTTGATGCTATTTCAATCGTATAATCATTCATCCCTACCAGTTCTTTCTGTGCTGTTTTACCTCCGGGGATTTCCGTAACCTGAATATTCTTCGATCCCCTTACCTGTATCAGGGCTCCATCCAGAAACTTGTACCCGCCGATTTCAAGGGGATATATGTCACGCTTCAGGAGTGACAGCGGGTGCGGTATGGATGAACCTCCGGCAAAAGTTAAAACGTCGCCAACAGCTTCAAGTATATCCATATCATACCGCCGTTACCCTGTTAAGTTCCTGGGATATTACCTGGGCAAGCATTCCGGCCAGCTTGTCCACAGTCATGTCTTTACCGTCCACTTTGACGTTCAGGCTGCCAAGGAGATTCTTCGCTTCGGTTTTTCTGCTCGCAATCTTCTGTATAACCGGGGACTGCGCGTTGATCTGCTTCGCCTGGAGCGTAACAAATTTCCTCACAACATCAGTTGACCTGGCTTCACGGTCAACACCACCTGCCCATGTGGCAACAAAAGAACGGCCCCATTTTGAGGTATTACTTAATGGGCCTTTTTTGGCGTCGGATTGATTGTGGTTTGCCTGTATTTCTTTATGAACTGAATTTACAGCTTTTAAAGGCACATCCATGTTCGATTTAATTCCCTTGCCGTAGGCTGTCATCATACCTTTGCCAGCTTTTTCTGCCTGTTTTTCAACATCTCCAAAGAATAACTCGCCAATTGTTGTGAGACCACTTTTAATAGGCTCCCATACAAACTGAATCTTTTCCCATATTTTACCCAGGACACCGCTGACTACTTCCCATATTTTAGTAAACACAGAAGCAACTGTATCAAATAGTCCACTAAAGAAAGTCTTAATGCTCCCCCAGTTATTAACTATGAGTTTACCAAGTTGAATAAACGGCCAGAAAGGTAATAATACAAGAGCGACTATCCCCTTAAACCATCCCGGAGCATTCCCCCATGCGTTTTTGATGCTGTTCCATGCACCTGTAAATGCAGCTTTTACCGTATCCCATTTCTTCACCAGTGCATAAATTCCCACTCCCAGTGCTACAAGCCCGCCAATTATCCAGACTACCGGACAACCTAAAAAAGCAGTATTCAATGCCCATTGAACAACACTCAATGAGCGTATTGACGGGATTATATTTTTAATTGAACCAAGCAGGCTGAAAGTTTCTTTACCCGCTGCTTTTGATAGTATTGTATATAACCCGATTGTAGCGTTTGTTATTTTTATGGCTCCTGCGAGCAAGGTAAATCCTGCCACCGCGGGAATAATCCAGGCAATAGCTGTACGAAGCGCAGCACTCTCTTTCACCAGCCGGGCTATCGGAGTAAGTATTGCAACAAATAGCTTGTTAATTTGCGTCAATGCCGGAACCAGCGCGTCACCCAGAAGAGTTTTCAAAGTTACCCATACCGTTGATAGTTTAGTTTCACTGCCGGCGAGGGTATTCTCCTGTAATGACGCAAATCGGCGTGCCGCGCCGTCTGCAGTTTTTAGACTGCTTTCCCAGTAGCGCACGGCATCAACACCCTTCAGCGTTTTGGTCACACCGTTCTCGGTAACTTCAGCCATAGCGCCCATTGTCGCGTTATAGGCAGACATCCCCTCAGCGCCGAGGATTGTTGAGACATAATAATCCCGCTGCGCGGGCGTTGCGTTTTTCATTTTATTTTGCATGTCGCTAAATATATCGATCATGCTCCTCATCTCTCCGGTCACCGAATCACGGGTTGATACTCCAAGAGCCTGTAATGCCTGTTTCGCGTTGGAGCTCGGTGTCATAAGACTGCTGAGAGCCATCCGCAATTTTTCGCCAGCGGCAACGGACGTCGCACCCGCAGACCTTATTGACATCATAACCGCTGCGGTTCCTTCAAGCTCCTGGTTGGCCATAGGGGCAATCATGGTCACCCCGCGGAATGCTCCGCTGAGCTCATCAATTGAAAAGTTTGTCAGGTCTCCCATCTTGACAAACACATCGGCAGTATGTGAGGCCTGATCTCCGGCCAGCTTCCAGGAATTCATGACAGAACCCATTAAAGCCGCAGAATCCCCAACCGTTATTTTACCTGCAGCAGCAGTCGCGAGATCGAGTGTAGGTATTAACGATTTCATTGAACGCTCGGTGGACATGCCAGCACTGGCGAGTTCGGTTAGTCCTGCAGCAGCCTCATTGGATTTCCAGTTTGTTGATAAACCGGCTTCAAGTGCGGCTGATTTCAGTTTTTTCAGCTCTTCGCCTGTAGCGCCGGAAACTCCTTCGAGAGTCCCCAATTCCTTATTAAGATCGCGGGCAGGTGATACAACGGATTTAACAGCTATGCTCGCAGCAGTCCCAATGGCGAGATCTTTCATCCCGCTTTTTAAATTCCCCATGTGCTTATTGAATGACTCAAGTCCCCCTTCGGCGCCCTTTATCTTCTCTTTGAGGTTTACAAAATAATTGCCGATACGTGCCGCAGGGCCGCTCGCGTCATCCTTTATCCCCAGTACCGCTCTTAATACAAAATCGCTCATTTTACTCTCCAAAAGCCATTGCTATGGCGTTTGCCATAAGCTGCATCTTTCTCTCTTCCAGCCAGTGTGCGTCCACAATCATCTTGTTATACTCATCATCAGAGAGAGTCTCCGGATTGGTTCCGGGGAAGTAGTGCCTTATCAGCACATCTCCCCCGGCTCCGGCTTCGAGTTCAATCTCCCTCTGGGTTACAACTTTTTTGCGCGTGCCTCTGTTGTTATCCTCGAAATTTTGAGAAGTTTTTTTGTTATCGGAGTCACCAGCCCATAATTCCTATTCAGGATATCACTGAAAAGAACAGGGTCAGGGTACAAAACGCAGAGCATGCAGAGCTGCTCATTGCTCTCCATTTCCGACAGCCCCTCTTTTGTCGCTGCAGCGAGGTCAGCCTTTCCCGGAACTTTAAAAATGCCCTGGAACTTCTCGTCATCCTCCTCGCCGTCAACCTCAATCAGCCGTATGCCTCCCTGGGCATCGTACTGTTTTTTCCAGCCCGCTATCTGTGCTGCAAGGGCTTCCAGAGTCGCGTCATCAAGCGGTTTATAATTTTCGTGCAGCATCGTTACACTCCTTTTGTTACCTGCACGGGCCCCACTATATCAAACGGGAGTTTGTGCAGAAAACGCTTGTCTTTATTTTTGCCTTCAAACCCTGTCTCCTTGAAAATTACCTGCGACAGGATATGCCTGATTGTCGGGAGATCCTCGGACTTCTCAACAATGATAAGCGGTATAGGAGGCATCTTCAGCAGGTCATAACCCTGCGCTACCGCGAAATCCAGTATCTGCGCGTATTCCTGCCCGCTCACTGTTATTGACCCGTCACCTTTCAGTTCACCGCGGCCCCATCCTGACGGCTCTCCATCGTTGCCGTAAAAAACCTCGTTCTCGGATGTCCTCTTGTAGCTCACCTCTTCAACGTTTACCAGCAGGCGGGCGCCAAAATAGACATCCGTATTTCTCCAGCTATATTCTTCAGCTGACATCAGTTACCTCCTATGACACAGCCGACAGGTCGATTTCAATCTCTTCCATCGTCCCTATCGGGGTGAATTTAACTTTACCGTAAACCTTCCCTGTACCAAGAATATCCTGGTTCGGGTCAATCTCTGTTGTGTGGGAAACAATTTCTCTGTCCCCCTTGATCTCCATGACGCTGCTTATAGCGTTATCAATCTCGACTTTCAGGGAAGTAAGCCCGCCGAGGCCCGCCTCAGCATGAGCCGGGGATTCAAGAAACTTCATGATTTTATTTCTCACCAGCCTCCTGATTTTGTCAGCAGGCCTCAGGTACTGAAGCCGTGTGTAATCGCTATCCGCGCTGCAGAACAGAGGCACATGAGAAATATAGAACCCCGGATAATCCGCGTACCGGGTCGCAACCGTGTATCTGGCATTATCCAGAAGGTCGAGCCATGCATCCCCTGTGTCCCTGTTCGAGAGCTCGGCAAAGTCTTTTATCTCCGTAACTGTAAGGAACGCGAATTTATCAACAAAGCCAGGTGACTCATGCACCCTGGCTGCCGCAATTTTCGCTGCAGCTACCCAGCCGAGAGGTATGTATTTCTTGTGAGTACTGCTGTACACCTGCAGAACTGATACATGAACTCGCTTGTGATAAAAAGATCTGGCTTCATTGATGCGCGCCATTGCCCATTCTGCCACAGTCTCTTCATCTCTCGATACCGCTTCAAGATGGAAGTCCACAAAGTGCTTATACAGTTCCTCCCAGTCATCAGCAATCCCCCCGCAGGTTACCCAGAACGGCTTCTGCGTCTCTCCGATAACATGAACCCTGCGGATATTGTACTCCTGCTTCGCGGTGTTAATGGCTGTCACAAGTGAGTTCACTGATGCGGTTGGCCCCTCTGAAGAGAATGTGTATGTATCACCTGCTTTGAAAGTGTCAGCCGGAGTAGCAGCTGCTGTAAATGCAATACTGCATCCGCCCCCCATGTTTATTGCAACACCTGAAGCCGGGGTAACAATCTCATCGCTCCACGATTTGCCGCCGTCAGAAGATTTCCTGTACGTTGCTGTCTCAGGCGCACCGTCTTTTAGTATTTCAACAATGAATGTTCTTGTGGCTGTAGGAGCGCCTGAAGTCGCAAACGTTGCCTCTCCTGTGCCAGTGTGAACAACAGCCTGAATGCTCCCCGCGAGATCATTCTCCGGACGAACAACATACATCTTGGGCGGTATCTGGTTTTTCTCCTTTGAAAACTCTGCATAGTAAGTCTGTATCGCTTCAAGCAGAGGCCCTGATACAAGGATTTCCTTTGCCTCAAGATAACTCCCTATCTCGTGCAGGGCATTTGCTGCTCCACCCTCGGCAACGCCGACTTTCAAATGTATCCCGTCCGCACCCTGAGGATTATTCCCGAGCCCGCCGTCAACCAGATTAACTGTTACATCGCCTCTCCCCATCTGCTACCTCCCGTGTCCTTTCTCACCAAACGCCTTGACCGCTGATTCAAAGCTTTCTCTGGATATAATATCATCCCAGTCCGCCATGATCTCGCTGCAGGCTCCCCTGGCAATAGCACGGTTTACACCGAGCTCCTTTACCCATTCACTCCAGGTCTTGCCTGAAGCATCCTGTGGCGTGCTTTTAACAGATGATGTCTGTTGACGCCTCTTTGATATGGGACTTGTATCTTCGCCACTTTTCACAGCTTCATCTTCATTCAACATTTATCTCCTCGCTTATTATAATATTGTCCGCATCTCCCGGAAGTGCGGGCACTGACTCAACGGAGTAGATGCCGTCAACAGCCTTCACCTGGCAGTATGCCATGTATATCCCGTCAACGATTACATCCTCATCATCAATCAGCCCGAACGTACCAGGCTCAAACTCAATCGCGTTCCCCTTCGGATCAGTAATCCTGTAGAACTTTGCAACGAGCTGAATAAACTGATTCAAAAAACCTGTGTATGTCTTGTCTCTCTCTATGAAGTCATAGATGTCTTTACTGTAAAAATCTATCTGCCAGGTCGATTCTGCCTCATGAGTTTTTCTCACCCGGTTAATCAGGTTGCCTGAAATCTCAACGCGGTCGAACCCCCCTGCAGAAGATGCTCTTCCGGAGACAGGTTTAAGACAGGCGCATGGCAGTGTCCTTTTTATAACCGCCGGAGAAGGATAGACTTCAAAGAACTTTCCGGAGAGCGGAACCGAAGATCCGTCGCGTCCGGTTATCCTGTTCTCAATCAGGTCTTTGAAATATTTCAACTGATGAACTATCATTCAAATACCTGTTTGAACCCGTCTTCGAGAATATCTTTTATCTTTTCCCGGCTTTCCTCCAGACCCGGCCCCACATGGGGACGTGCCGGCAGATTGCGCGGTTTGTACCCAAATTCCAGTGCGCGCCCCTGATTATGGTTTGTCCCTATATGAACCTCGTCCCAGTCTCGTTGCTCAACAGTGAATGATCCCATATAATCACCCTGGGCAATGAGAATCAGGTTCGAGTGCTTTTGACGGGCCTTTTGTTCAACGGTCGATGGAGCGAGAGGTTTGAAATTATATTTCTGCCCCCGTATACCCTTAACGATATTAGTCCTTACAACCTCTCCTGCTATAAGGAGCGGCCTCTCCATATTCTTTTTAAGAATGGAACCCATATCATTAAGCCTGTTTATGAGAACATCGATATTCCCGTCCATCACTGCCTCTCCAAATCGACCCTTGACCTGTCGCCATATAACGAATCATGATGAGTGATCTTCATAATCCGGTAATCGGTTTCACTGATAACCAGGATGTCAGTGGAAGTCAGGCCAGATGCCTGAACCTTTTCCATCCACACCGCTGCGTCACCCAATATCTTAATCCCGACTCTTGTGTTTTTGTTTTCCCCGGTAAGTATGAAAATATCACACCCCCGAAGAACATCAGTGTTATAACTAATACTGCGAGCAGCATTTAGAAATCCCTCCTTTTCATTTGTAATCTGGCGCTTAACAGTTACTTCCCCTTTAACAACCTGCTTCCATGAACGGTTGAATAAATGGGAAACGTATCTCTGCCGGAGCATCATAGATACTCCTCCACAGACCTGTATGCTTCATCCGAGAAATCCCTGATTGCCCGCTCAAAATCATCCCTGGAGTATAGGGCCAGGACAATCCTCTGCCCTGAAGGGAGACTAACTTCCTTTTCTATACCCATTGTGCCTGACCTCATCAGATGTTCTATCATCTGTGAATGAATGAGCGAGGAGAGAGCCTCTTGAACATCAAAAGCCATCTCTTCGTTTATGGGGGAATCTGAAACAGCATCTTCAATGACATCAGCCCCGAGCCATTTTTGAAGCCGCCTTATCGCTTTTGACAGCTCTGAATCCACAAAGCGATCATACGCAGTTTTACCGCTTGTATCCTGAGCCTCATCATCTATGTTGAATGCCGCAGCAGGCCAGAGGTCTTTGATGTCACTGGTTTTAATCATATCACTTTACCTTAATCACAATCTGCTGATCTTTGATCTCGTAACCCTGTAATTCTTTCTTCTTAAGAATTCCCTGACAGGTTTTGTCTTTTGCAAGCCTGTCGAAAATATCCTTCTCGCTTGAGCCTTCCCGGATTTTGACTTCGGTGACAGGCTCGTTGTTGACATAGACTTCGTAAGAAATCATTTCCCTGTCATCCTCTCTCGCAATGAGGATGAGTTCTCCCGAAGCGATCTTTGACTCGACAAACGACGTCGCTTCAAGCGTAAACTCTTTATCAATAACCGGTTTTCCATTTTCATCGAATGGGGGGAATACATCCTGTCCCCCTTCGATGTCGCAGAATCCACATCCCCTTGATGCAATAGCCGGTTTTATTTTAACTTTGACTTTCATAGTCACCTCACGCTGTAACAACGAGCATCTTGGCCGCATCGCGGAAGAGTATTGACCAGCCGCTCACTTCGCTTATAACTGCGTTTTCAAGCTGCTTGTCTATGATCTTGTCATACTCAACAAGAGACCCGCCTTTCTCGTACACCTCTTCAAGGGCCGCCTTATTATCCAGAGCGATAATCTTCCCTGCGGGCATCCCTGCGGATTTAAGAGGGGGTTCCGGCATTGCCGGGCCGTTTTTGTCCTTGTACTCCGCAAGGGTTTTGTATTTGACCCTCATATCCCTGGATGACAGCATGAGATTCGGGTCAAAGTGCTCGAAAGCCTCTTCGAGATTAACGACATCGATATAAGCGAGAGTACCGGCTGTTGCCGCACTAACAGTGCCAATAGGGTTGCTGTTCCCGTCACCGTTAATGAGTACATCAATGGCGTCCTTTATTTTATCCTGAGCGATGTTTCTGCCGATTACCTTCATCGTAACAGCGAACACATTGATCTTCATCCTGCGGATCGTTTCATAGCTCGCTTCAAGCTTATAGCCGTGCTTGGCTATTTTAATCGCTTTGTCCTTGAACTTGATTTTCACTGTGGGAAAATCCGCCCCTTCAGAAACTCTTCTGGCTGAGGCTGTTGAGTTAGCGACATCAACCTCTGCAGACTCATATACACCGCCGAGAATCCCGGTTCTTGTAGCAGTGAGGTCAGTAAGCTTCGCGAAGCTTTTAACCTGCTCATCCATCCCAAGCCTGACCATTTCATTGATTGTTTCAACGAACAGAATCCTGTTGTCTTCTGTTCTGTAAAACTCCTCAATCAATGCAGCGTGCGCCCCGGACAGTGCAAGGCCCCTTGCCGCCAGTTGCTGCTGAAGCGGAGAGAGCCTGGACTCCCTGTTGAACTTCTCGCTCTTTTTCATGAGGTCACTCAGAGTCACACCTTTCTCTTTTGCCTCCATGAACATCTCACGGCTTATTGGTATTCTTTCAAAAATCATCCTTCATTTACCTCACATCAGAAATGTAACGGTCTTTGCCGTTGTATTTATATCCAGAACAAGATACTTCTTGCCTGTCTCAGCAGTCTTTACTTTGCCGGTTCCGTCTGCCACAAGGACGGTCATTCCCGCTGCTGGTGCGTCGCCTGAATACACAAGTGTTTTCACACCTCTGATTCTTACCGCGCCGAAACCGTTGTCGTGGTCTATTGTTTCAAGCACGCCGTCAAAATCGTTCGTATTAGCGCACTTTGCTACTGTCTGCGCTGCAGAAACCTTTACAGGTATCCCTTCATCAGTCCCGCGCACAAACGAACTGGCTGCAGCGAGCTTGAATGTCGCCACATCTGTTATCCCTTCAAATGATACTTTATTCATTTACAACCCCCTTATGGTAACTCGTATGCCGAGATATCTACCTCATCATCCGTGCCGTGCTCATTGCCGCGTTCCGCGCTGCCACGGCTCATGGTTCCGCCGCATTTACTGCACTTGAGCGGCGCTTTCTCCTCTGCCTTGAGTTTGTACTCATCTCTGAGTTTCTTCGCATCCTCAACCGGTGCGGACATGATTACTCTCTCAAGCGCCTCGGACAGTTTATCAGTCCCCTCCGCGAGCTTCGCGAACTTCACTGCATCTGTTCTGAGGTCGTTGATATAGGCGTCACCCTGTGCCGCCGCAGCTTTCAGCGCTTCAGCCGCTGGCTTGTCTTTTTTCCCATCACCGAACAAAACGCTTAACACTGCCGCCTGCTCCTCGTTGGTCTTCGACAGTCGCTCTATCGCAGCGCCGATTTCATTTACAAGCGCTGATGCTCCAGCGTCATCAAGTTCAATCTCCTGTGTATCCGAACCCATCCCGTAACTTGACGGAGTCAGCCCGGCCTTCAGAAGTAAACTCCTGAATATTTTCATGCTCTTAATCCCTCCTGTATTTTGTGCCGCCGTCTGTCCCGCCTGCTTTCCGGCCCCGGACTTAAGCGTCAAATCCAGTCTTTTGGCGAACCCGTCGGCCCCCTGCCACACAAGGGATATCTCGCCATAAGACAGAATCTTTGTTGCTATTATTGATACAACCCGTCCGTCAATGGTTTCACCGAAGTGATACCAGAAATCCTGCAGATCGGGGTGTGACTTCTCATATTCAAATGTCACATCCACGCTTACGCTGTGGATCGCTCCCTCTTTGATTCCGGCTACGATGCGCTGGTTCCATTCTTTGCTGATTTTAAGAGTTACGTTTATCCCCTGCGGTGTCCCCTGTTTATCCCACCAGCTCTTGGCAACCACGCCAAGCCATAGCTCAACACTGTGGTCATGGTTCGGATATACTGTCTGCCCCTGCAGGAGCCTGGTTGATTTTTCAAGAACTCCCTGTTTGGAAAAATCAAAACCTCGCTCTTCAATGATTACGGCGGAGAGAGCGCGAAAGGGTGTGTATAAATACTTTTCATCTTCATCAAGGGAGAGCTTTTCACCTGTCTTTTCGCCGCTTTCGGCAAAGCTCATTGTCTGGAATAACCTTGCAAGGGCGACATTCCGTTTGAGATCAATATCCAGCCCGGATCGTTTCAGTTCCTCAAGTTTCGCTCTCAATCTTTCGTCCATTCCATTCTCCTTTCAGGGCATAAAAAAACCGATAGCTCCATGAGTGCCCCTTTTCAATGGTCATTTTTCACGGTTCTATCGGTTATGGTCTTTTTATCTGTATCTGTACGCCCGAAGGGTACGCTGCAACCCCCTTCAGGCTTTATAAAACGCGTTTAAAAACGTTTAAAAATCAATTCTGCATCACTTATATATTCAGGGCTGAAAAACCCTCGAACATGCCCTTTTTTGAATCAATGTAAATCTTCGTAATATAGGCTTTTAGCCAGTTCCCTTACATGCTCCGGAATCTTATCAACCGGGAATTCCCCGCTTGCTATTCTGCCAGGGTTCCAGACCCAGTAATTCGACATCTCTTCATCATAATGCCCTTCATCAAAAATAAATTTTCCCAGAGCTTCGGCTTTCCGGATAATCTCTTCGTCAACAGCCTTGAGTTCCGGAATTACTTCAAATTCATCATCGTCATACGCCATGCGTAGATCAGCTATCTGCTCAATCTCTGTGTTATAATCTTCAGCTTCAAGGTCAGCATCAGAAAGCCTCTCTCTCAGCAGCTCAAGATAAACATCTCTCTTAATCCCGTAACTCATTCAATACCTACCATGTTTTTCCTTGGCTTAAACCTGTTATACTTATGAAACCTCTGAATCTTTCCTGTTTCAGAAATCTGTAAAAAAGATCTGCTTTTTGTATCATAGAAGATCCACTCTCCAGCCTCTCCAAATGTAAAGACTTTATCATAATTTTTCAACAGAGATTTTAATGCTTTGTTATACCCACTGCTGAATTCCCGCTCGTGCTTGGCTTTGTGATACTCATAACTGCCCCTTGTGCTGCCGTCAGGCCATTCCCTGACTCTGTCATCCCAGTACCCTGTCTGCGACAGGCTTTCTACCTTCGACAGCAGCTCCTGCTTTGTCAGTTTATTAAGCTTATTAGCCCTCTCAGCTGCTCTATCGTTCTCTTTGTCGTAATCAATATCACCCTTAAAATATCCGGATGACTTGCTTATTTTAACATCCATGCTCATCACTGTCGTTGTCCTGCATCTTCCGTGATAGGGAGGTAACTGCACCTTTATTTCTTTCATGATGTCAGCAGTGCTCATTTCTGCAAACCTTTTCGCGTCATTATCATTCGGCCATCCGAATTTCTCGGTCAGCTCATCCATCGGTGTCTTTAATACCTCACGGACATGGTCAGCGGCCACTCTTGTCTGTATTCTCCTCCCATTCATTTCACGGCAAATCCTCGACGTCTTTTTATCCAGTATTGCCACAATCTCAAGTTCCGCAATGCCGAGCCTTTCATAATTCAAGGCCCGCCCAAAGTTCCTGCTTTTGTTGACCGCGTTCCGTACTACCAGGTCATAGTAATCCTTTATCCGGCTATCGTCAAAGGCGTCACCCATCTTCTGTTTAAGAGCTTTGAGCACCTTCGGGTCATAAGCACGGATAACCCCTTTCAGCTCGTTCTCAACTATCTGCCTCATCTCGTCAGAATAATTCTGGAACTGCTTCCCGAAAAAGTACTGATCGTGTTTCCTGAAAAAGTTTATGGCATCACGGTCTGTGACCTTCCATTCCCCGTCAGACCAGTTCTGTCCAAGTCCGAACTTCCAGTTCTTCTCAGACCATTTTTTAATGACATCTGCGGCGTCCGCAGGGAGCTCAGAGCCCATCTTCAATTCCATATATGCCATAATTGATTCAACAACTCTCTCCTCGTCAACCCTGTACTCAAACCCGGTCAGGAATTCGCCGTACTTTTTGTTATAAATTTCAAAGAACTCCGAGAGGTAACCCTCTTCTAATTCAAGGACATGTTCATATTCATAGTCTTTTTTTTTTCGGAACCGAGTTGAATCGATTCCCTGACAAATATATACTTATTCCGGTCTCTGTCAAAACTGAATGTAAAACCGGGATTAAAAACCGGTACTGCTGCATCACTTTTATATGCGGAATCATATCCCAGTTCGTGCGCCGCATCGTCCGGGCCTATTGTCCCACGGCTCAGTCTTTCATAAACCATGCGCTGGTTTATCTCCTTCGTCTGGGCCTCTTCCAACACTTTCAGGCTCGGAGCGGGATTAAAGGTCATGGAACATGTTGCCGGGATCTTCCGCAGCAGCAGGTGCTTGTTATATGAGTATTCATTCGCGCGCTTGACTATACGCCTTATATTTGCAATCTCACCCAGCAGAGTCTGATAACAGACAGTCGCATAAGTCTCGGTAGTCGAATATGCATACCCAAGCAAGGCCGGGTCAATATTAAGGCCGCTGGTAATGGCCTGGTGAGTCTTCTCCATCACCTCGCTCATCTGACCGACCCCTTTGCCTATTGCCTTGTGGTCAAGCTGGATGTTCGGTGCTGTAACTGCTACCCCTTTCTGCCGGCTTTTTGTGAACATCTCAAAATACCGCTTCAGTTCTCTCTCGGCGCGCTCGCGGAATTCATCTTCCGTTTCTTTCATCATTGGCTTAATGTCCACAGTCATATGCGTAAATCCCATAAGCCCCCAAAGAGCCGAAAAGTCATCTATACCCTCCCACTGTTTGTCCTGGCGGATAATAGACCGCAGGGCCGAAATGAACGGGAGCACCGGATACGGGCTGTCCTCGTCAGTAGTGAGAGGTATATAAGTGAATGTCTCTTCATTGAGCTTAACTTTTTTAATCCCCTGTATCTGGTATGGAACAAACCTCCCTTCTTCAAAGCTGAACCTTATTGATGAAACTTTCACCTGATAAATCTCATCAATCCTGTCCATCGATAATGACGGCACCGCCTCCTGGCACAATGCACCCTTTACTATGATCTGTCTGAACTGCTGATTTATAAACCCGTCTGCGCCTGCCTTATTTGGAAACGCATTCCGTGCCAGGTCATTCAGTTCAATCACAGCGTCTGATGCCGCTCTCTCGCTCCCGGTTATCTCAAGCTTATGGCCAACATTTCCCAGGGATATAATTTTTTTCACGGTCTGGCTCATGTCATGATTAAAGATCGACAGCCATGAAATGATATCTATAAACTCATACATGTACGCAGGAGTTATCTCTTTCATCTCGGCATATCTACCCATGTCAGAAACAAAACCGCCGCGACGCGCATAATTTCCGTCAGGGGAAAATGTTACCTGCACAGGCTCCCCGGACATCTCTTCACTTTTTCTTTTCCTTCTGCCGAATATGGCCATAACTTAACTCCCGAATACCGGATCAACTGACGGAATGAAAGTCCCTTTCCCGATACGGAACGCGATGAACGCAGAGTTCATTGACATCCCGTAGTGATTCGGCAGGTTCTTTTTGTACACCGCCACTTCATACCCGTTCTTATCCAGGATCTTCTCCTTTTCCAAATTTTTAATCTGTTCTTTGAACTTCTCGTATGCCTCAATGTCGCCGGGCGCCAGTACCTTCGGGTTCGGAAACTCGAAAAAACCTTCACCGAGCATTGATGCCATCTCATCTATTGACTCAGTCCTGTCATGCATTACAACAGGAACCTCATATTCACCTTCACCCTCTGTCTTCTCCGTGAGAGCCTGGCCTTTGAAATACTGCATTGCTCCCCATCCCCTGTATCTAAGGCATAAACGCTTTGCCAGGGACTTATAAGGCATCGCGTCAATGACAAAGTATGAGCTATATCGTTCAATCAGGTACTGGAACCTCGATTCGTTGTCTGCCAGTACCTCTTCGCAATAAATAAGGCGCAGCCTGTTGCCGTTCCATCCCCAGATTGTCACGTGGCATACGTCGCCAACGTCAATTCCCATATAACTCGAAAAGGCCGACTTCTCGAAACCATGCTTCCCCTCGGCAGCCGTAATAATTGAATCCGTAATGGGGCAAAGTTCAGAATCCCTGTAGGGTTTCCCTATAATCGAGATTGAAAAATTTTTCTTTTCCGATGACAGGGTCGCGCCTGTGAACTTTTTGTATATATGCTCCATGGTTACAGTATTCGAAAAAAGCTGACTCTCCAGGTATCCTATATGGTATTTTGACCTTGAGGGAACTGCAGGAACCCATATACCGTCACAGCGGTCAAGTTTTCTCCTGCAGCGCGAACATCCAAGCCAGGCAGTGAGACTGTCGCCTTTCCCCTTATGCATCAGGTTTTTAGGGAAATTCTCAACGATGTTATTCCACTTCCCGCATCCTTTGCATTTTACCATAAAGTATCGCTGGTCAGACTGTTTGAAACTCTTATTAATTCCGTAGTCAGGTCTGCTCGGCTGTGACAACTCCATGATAAACTTAAACCGGGAATGAAGGAGCCTGTCATCGGCAAAAATAAGGTTCTCCTGATTAGCCTCATCCACCTCATCCTTCACAACCATGTCAGCATCAACGCTTTTTACTTTGCGTTTTGTCCATACTCCCCGGAAGTACAGAGATGAATTCCCAAGCTGCTTAAGCCCGAGGTTATCCGCTTTATCGTAGCTGCATTTAGAACTCAGCAGTTCCGAATTGTCAATAATAGGGTTTGCCCTGTCCTGCGCGAAGTCCCGCACATCCTCATCAGTAGGGAAGTAATAAACAACCTTCATCGCGTACCTGTCCATGCGGTAAAAAGCCTTCAGCAGACAGTATGTTGATATGCCCATCTGCGCAGCTTTCTGGTGAGTCTCGCGCGGAACATCGGGCAGGTTATAAATTTCATTCAGGTATTCATGCCCGATAGTATTCCATGGAGCAATGATGCCGTTGATATTAAGGCGGATGTTCTTTGCGCACCAGTCTGGAAACGATAATATACCGAACTTCTCTTTGAATCTATGAACGGCAATGTTAAAAACATCGTCCTTCATCGTTTCTTTAGCCTCGCAAGAGCCTTTAACTTCCAGGCATCCATTATGGCCTTTTTATGTTTTGAAAGAACAAATGCAACTTCAGGTATATCATACATAGCGTCAAAAAGTATCTCAACCTGATCCTCAATTGTGATCTGTTTGCCGTCTGCAATCACTTTCCCTTGCCATTCAGCCAGGGCTTTAAACGCATAAACTGCTGCATCCTTTGTTTTAAAATCAAGGCTGCTGTAAAGAATATCATCCATAATAGCAGAGAGCGCCTTTTGTGATGATTCAAGCAATTCAGCCTGTGTCTTTACAACGATGTCTTTTTCATTTTTCCGCATAAGCGCCGCAATTTCTTTCTTCCTGTCATCCCATGTAAGTCCGTTTTCATCAGGAGTCTCAGCCCAGGACTTGATTGTGTTGTGCGTCAGCTTCTCACAGCCGGGATGAGTGCGCAGCATTTCGGCAATAGCCCTGAAGCTGTGCCCCTGGGCATATAGCAGGTACGCGTTCGATTTTATTATGTCATTGTACATTCTTCTGTTTTTCGTTCTTGTAGTAGTTTATACCGAATGCTGTATTCAAGCCGAGAATGAACACCCCCACACCCTCCTGGAATCTCGCAGGAGATACCATGCAGAGAATCACATAAGCCACAGAGATGAACCCGAACAGTGAAAAGAAAAATGCCCGTCTTGAAAACCGCCCGCTGCTTGTTACCCAGAAGTACCTCATACGGAGGCTGCCGGGAGGTTCATTAAAACGGGGTATTTTGGCAGAATGTTTACCTTTCAATTTTAAATTTTCTTTCATAGTTCCCCTCCAGATCACGCACGGGTTCAACATTCAGCTTCTCCATTACCTTCACAAGGTTTCGCTCAATAATCATCAGTTTCCGGTCTACCTCCCTGAAATAGCCTTCCTGTCCCTCCCGATAGAGTTCAAGCTTTGTAATACGTTCATCATGTCTTGCCATTCTAAAATGAAACTTCCAGTAAATGCCGAAAATACCGGCAACTATAAAGAGCAGGGACACTGTTGCTGAAACGATGTATATAATATCTTTTGTTGTTTCCATGCAGTGTCCCCTCTCTCTATTAAATATGGAGTGTAAAAAAAGCGGGGTGTGGGCGAACCTCACACCCTATCATAACCAATAGAATGACTGTATATAAACCAGATTGGCCACATAAGTCAATGAGCGAAAGTTATCAATTGTTCCGATTGTATCGAATTGAACGAAAAGATCGGATTGTTCCGAAAAAAAGAGATGTTATTTGAAGAGTGATAATGTACGATCTGTACATTCATCGAGATATTTCTCAATCGCGCTGTGAGGTATCTGGTATCGTCCGGTTGGCGATGTAAATGCGCGTAGCCAGCCTGACTGTATATATCGCCTTACAGTAACGGCTTCAACATTCAGAAGCCTGGCCGCCTGTGCTGGAGTGTAAAGTTCATCTATCTTCATAGATAGATGGTATTTAAGTATTTTATTGAATGTCAAGTTAAAAAGAGAAAAGGATAGATTCTGATATTAAGTCTTTGAAATTAATATCGCCTGTCATACTCTCCTTATTACTTATTCCCGGCGTGGACTGGCCGGGAATCTTTTTCAAAATTTTCCTTCATATTTTTGTCTGGACGGATAAAAAAACAAAACATCACTTTCTTTTATTTTTAGTTCCCTGGCTATGAAAGAATTAATCTTATCCTGATCATACATACCATCTGCTTTTTTAAAACGTTCCTTGTTTGACTCATATAGAGCCGTTATCTTGATTTGCATCTCGCTTGGATACTCTGGAACGGCTTCGACCTGCCATACCCAAGAATCTGAATTATAACCCTTACCGTCTGGCGCATATCTCGCTATAGCAAGCGGACGTGCTGTTTGTACCGTCTCTTTACACATATCTAAAAAAACTGTAACCACATCTGCGCCGGTTTCATCCTGGTAATCCTTCGCGGCTTTTATCGCAGTTGAGGCAAGCTCATCAAAGGTTTTTGCTTCGGGGCTGAGAATGCAAATTTCAAGACGCTTACGCCCTGGGATATTAGCTTCACTTTTAATTATTATTTCGTAGGGTTTAGCCTGTTTCCGACTCTCATCGCTTAGCGTTTCTTTTTTTTCACTCTCAGGAGTAAAAGCCATAGTAAGAATAAAGAATAGAAAAATCAACACTGCAAAACCTTTCAATAATGTCTTTTTGGCAGGAATTTCCCCGGTTTTGTTATTTTTAAAAGCATCCGGTTTAACTAATGCTACAAGAAAAAGAATGCAACTGATTGATAATAAAACACCAAAGAATGTACTCACAACAATACCTCCATAAGTTTTTAAATTTTAAAACATTTATATATGCAAAAAACCGACTATAAGAATAGACATGACTTTCAAAAATTTTCTAACCAGCTTCCCCTTTTTGGCGTAGAGCAACTTTCCTGCTCTCTTCAATTCGGAGTTCATAATTAATCCCTTGAACAACTCGATCAGCACCTTCCTCCGTAAGCTCTTCAAGGGCAGCGGCAATGACCTTTTTCTTTGGAGACAGATTGCGAAACCATCTGGTGTGATTTAACTCGCCCTCGAAAATTTCCGCTCCGCCATCAACACCACTGAGGCCGTTCTTATTTTCATTATCTGCATCATTTTGCATCACTTTGGATGCCGGGGTTTCTTCCTTTCTCCCCTGGGAATGGGAGCCGGGAGGTGAGGTCAGAAACATTTCTCCTTCACCGGTAAGGAGCCAGTCCGGGTTAACTTTAAATTTCAATTTCAATATTATTAAAATTGATCCTGATATTTTTTTTACTCGGCCATTTGTAATATCTGATACTGCTGCGGGTGTTATCCCCAGCTCCTTAGCAAGCTCTTTATTCTTCAACTCAAGAGCGGACATTATTGTTTTAAAACGGGTATACATTAGATAATCGTATTTTTTTATACGATAGCCGAATTTATTGTTGACTTATACGATTATCGTATTATTATGGTTTATAGCTTAAAGCCTATGCCTTAAAGTCCCAAGCCTTAAATGGCCAGATTCTGGCGACTCTTAAGGTAAACACCTTAAAGCCTTAAGCTTCAACTATTACAATATGGAGTTGGATATGACAAGAACAAATTTGAAAATTCTCATGGAGACGAAAGGCATTTCAATAACAGAAGTTGCAAATATACTTCGGGTTTCACCTATTTCAGTATATGAAGTTATGAGAGGACAAACTACTTCCAAGCGCATTGAATCCGCACTTGAAGCATCCTTCGGTATGCCCATAACTGCAATCAGGAAAGCATGGAACAACAAGGGTAAACCTGTGATAACCCCTGAAATAAAGCAGGCGTTTGAATCACTTGGCGTCAAGGCCGCGGTGTGAGGTGCAGGGATGGAAACAAGAGATGATTTAATCGCACGCCTGAAAGATAAGGGCCTGACCCTGAAGAAGATCTCGGCGGAAAGTGGTTTCTCTGAAAAAAACATCGATAGTGTGCTCTCCGGAATAATGTCATCAACCGCCGTTCGTAATTTACTGGATGAAGTAACCGCCGCTGAGAATTTTTTTGAACAACTGTTCGGTATGCAAATAACAGACATCAGGGCCGCATGGAAAAACAAAAATCGTGCCGGGAGTATGAAGGATTTTGCTAAAAAGCACGGCACTAAAATCGAAGAGTAAGGTGCGGGGATGATTGTCAGAGTATGTTCTAAAAAAGGCTGCTGGCATCCCATCTTCTGGTGGCAGGAAATCATGTCAATAACACTAACCGCCAGGTCAGGCAAAAAATATAAGCTTAATTATTGCAGGAAGCACTGCTGGGAAATCTTAAACAAATTAGCGGAGAACAATTCATGACCAAAGAAAAAATTTATCCGAACTATCGAATAATCTACACGTACTTACCGGGAAGCAAATCAATATCATACAGGCTTCAGAGGGCAGAAGACACAGGGGCTCTTCAGTTTATGTATTTCAACAGCGCGAAAGAAGCTGAATCATATTTCAAGGAGGTACTCTGATGCTGCAGAGAATAGACCGCTTCGGATTCATCGAAGTTGATGGACAGGCTTTCTATCTTCACTGGTCGCTGGCCGGAGAATGGGCAGAAGTACGATCCCGCCGCCGGGGTGTTCAGTACGCAAAAACAATTGTGGGGAAGTTCAGGCTCTCCAGGCCGCAGGCTGAATGCATGAACAGGAAAAAATCTGCCTCAAAAAAGACAGTAAAAACAGCAGGTATTATAAACAGAATAAAAAATTCCTTCAGCCAGGCTGCGGGTTAAGAGGTAACAATGGGAGCAAAAGAAAAACCGGAAAGCCTTAATGTTAAAAACGGGCTTTATCTTAAACCTGTCAAAAGCGGGACGATAAATGTAAACGGCAAGGCGTTCCGTGTGCCGGAATCGTTTCTCACATTCATCCGGGTCGAAGGGATGAATGTATATATAGCAGACAGGGATGGCAAGCCTCTGTGCAAACTCGAACCTGTCAGTAAGTTCGAGGCGTTTGTATGAGCCTGAAGATACTTGTCCACATGCTTGTCAATGCTGACAGGATAGCCCCCTGGAAGGTTGAGGATTTTAATAAACTCGGGATATCAGCTTCATCTTTATACAGACATATTAAATCACTCCGCCAGGCTAACCTCATCATCAGGGTCTCTGGCGGATTTGTTCTATCCCCCCTCATACTAAACGCAGGCACAAAGCAGAAAAGCGCATTCATGCGTGTAGATATAATAAAGAATCAGGAGTGTATTCATGGCAAAGCATAAGGAACTCGTAAAAAAACTCGGCATAGAAATCCCCGATGAGATTTATGATGATGAAACCGGAGATTTTATCCCCTATGATGAGGAGAAAGTTACCCGTGCGTTAGCTCTTGTCGCGAGAGTGCAAAACAACATCGTATCAATGGCAGAGCACATAACCGAATTTTTTAGCGAAAAGCTGTATCTGTATCTCGGTTTAACTAAAGCTGAAGCAGGCTCAATATGTTTCGGCATGAGCCCGTCAGCAATAAACCAGATTGAATGGGTGGCAAGGACATTCGGTGACAGGCTCGTTGAATTTTCATCACTCGGACTGACTCGTCTTGACGCGATAAGCTCACTCCCCGAAGAACAGAAGCAGGAGCTCCTTAACAGTAAAACAATAACCCTCAGTGATGGGACTAAACTTACTTATGAAGAACTCGGGGCCATGAAAGTGAAAGAGCTCGAAAAGAACCTCCGGGCAGAAAGGCTGAAAAACTCAAAGCTGAAAATAGAGCTGGAAGAGTTTAAAAACGAACACGATAGCGAAGTTAAACATTTTGAATCCAAAATTGAATCTCTAAATAGCCTTATAAACATGCCGCCCGAAGAACGGGAGTTTCATCGGCGAATTACCCGCAAATCCGAAGTACAGAACAAAATCAAGGAAGCAATGGCTGACATGTACAACGCGTTTATGCGTATCTCACAGATTGAGATTGATGAAACCAATGCGTCGGTAGCCCTCGCCGGCATAGAAGGCTTTGCCACAGAAACATCCAAGAGATTGCTGGCCCTTGAGGCAGATCATGGCGCACTGCTGAATGAATATAAAAACGGTATTCAAAAACTTTCAAGGGTTAAGTAATATGAAATTCACCCTGACAGAAATCTATACTTATTATGACCATTATAACACCCTTAAGCGCCGGGTTGACAGGGGCGAGTTTATTCGCGGCCTTGCCGCTGATCTCGGCTGTCATCCCTGTACTATAAGCAGGGCTTTTAAAGATTTAAAAAAAGGGTCATTAAATACCCTCAATCGCCGGGACAAGGGGAGTTATCGTTTCGCCGGAATGTCCCCTGAAGAATGCATTCAGGCCGCAAAAATGGTAGCGGCTATGAAAATAGAAATGGCTACAAAAACCGGAAAAACCGGCAGCACAAAAAGCGCAATCAGGGCGCTCTACAACTCAGGCCAGATTCATACCATAATCCCCGACTCAACTATGAACCGCTGGCTTAACAACCTTGGCCTTTCATTTAAACAGATCCGTAGTTACTCAGCCTCAACCAATGTAAGGCTCGGCACAGACGAGCCAAACAAGTGGTGGTTTATAGATTTTTCGGTTTCAGAGATATATTATCTCCTGCAAAGCGGCAAAATGGTTCAGGATAAAATCGGAATAATGACCGATAAAAACCACCGCGAAGAACTCCTCACAAAAAAAGGGTACCGAAAACTTTTTATTGGATGTGTAGTCGATCTTTACTCCGGAGCGTACTGGGTCAACGGCTATGTTTCACCAGGTGAAAGTTCATACCTTGTCTTGAACTTCCTCATGGATGCAATGCAGAAAAAGGATGATCCGCAAAATCCGTTCAGGGGGATACCGCAGAATATATACTGCGACAAAGGCTCAGCTCTTCACTCGCAGCAGATGCGGGATCTTCTTGATCCTCTTGGAATACAGATATGGAGTCACGTGCCGGGCAATCCAAAGGCCAAAGGAAAAGTTGAATCCCGTATAGGGGCATACAAGAACACCATTGAACGCTGCTTCGCATTTCAAAAACCGTCCTCTCTTGAAGAATACAGAGCAATAACCCAGAAGATGATAACCTCAGACAACATAAATAAAGGCCTTTTTTCAAAATGGATGGATATCCATAAGACAGGTTCGCTCAGGGAATTCGATGATGCCACACGGCAGAAGCTTGGTTACACGATGCACGAGAAGGTTGTAAATCCAAGAGGATGTATAGAACTCAATCGGCAGGAATATTTCATCTCCAGGCGTCTTAATGGTGAACGTGTGTCAATCTACACGCTTATGGATGGGACAATGAAAGCCCTTGATCGTATGGGGAATATTTACGAACTCACCGGTATAGATCACCAGCATAGACAGATGGGAAAATACAAGGCAGAAAGTAAAACAGCTTATGACTACACACTGGATGAAATCAAATCCGAAGGGAAGCGTTTAAGAAAGATTGTTAAACCTGAACACTTCATCCCAGACATGCCCGAAAACCTGCTCATGCTAAACAGGCCCGGAGAGCCAGTTGAGGTAACAGCACCTTTTGAAACTCCCGGATTCAAGTCTGTTGAAGCAGCCTGGTACGAAATATATAAAGTAACTGGTTTCTCGCAAAGACATCTTCCCGATGATCTCGCCGCTAAAATCGACTGGCTCTTCAATGCAATGCTCGAACGCGATAAAACGATTCCTCGTGATTGTTTTACCGAAGTAATAGAAATCATAACTGATGAATTAAGGGAGGCTCAAGCATTATGAACATACGCACATCAACCTTTATTGCGACGGAAAAGTTCGTACGGGAGACGATAGAGCGGAACGGATTTTCCGCAGTTATCGGAGAAAAAGGAACCGGAAAAAGCCATGCCATGAGGCAGGTAATCGGCAAATACGAACAGAAGGGAGGTTTCTCTGTAATAACAATTACGCCGATGAACGAACAGGTAAAAAACATCACTCAAATTATGAGCGCAATGATTGAAGACATATCGGGTGAATCACCGCGGCGGGACGTTGAGGCACGGCGCAGACAGTTAAGGAGAGTGCTGGGAGATGCCAGTTCAAAAATCATACTTTCAATCGATGAAGCCCAGGATCTTCACAAAAGCACACTCCGGGGACTCAAGAAAATACATGAGCTCGGTTTCGGCACTAAAGACAAACTATTCTCAATAATCCTTTTCGGTCAGGAATCCCTGAAGGACAGGATTTCAGATGATGAGCTTAAACCGAGGATCAGGCGTCATCACATGAAAGGGCTCACAGAAAAAGAGAAGCTGGAATTTATAGACAGCTCGGCATTTAATGAAAAAGCCCTCGGAATCTTTCTCAAAAGAATACGTAAAACACCTCTCTCAGTTATAACAGCCTATGATGAATTGATTGTCATAAAAGACGATCTCGGAAGAAAGAAAATCGATGAACAGATTGTGAATGATTATTTCTTCTCAGATACAAGAGAGCTGATACTGTCCCTGGGCGAAAGTTATAAAAAAATAGCAGACGGTGTGCGTGAAGTCACAGGCGAACAGCTTTCACCAGCGGCAATATGCCAGTACACAAAGGGTAATTACAACGGTAACAACGAGAGGCTCGATACCCTGCTTAGAAAATATGCCAGCGAAAAACGAACAGCAGCAATATAAGGAGGAATAAATGAACCAGACACAACAGATACCACAGGGCTATATGCTCGATGTCCAGGGGAGGTTAATCCCTGAAAGCCAGATCAAAAAGATAGACCTGGAACGTGACAAACTCGTGAAAGAAATAGTCGCTGAAGCGATAGCTGAAGCTGAAGAGCTCGCGAGATTTAAAGAGAAGACGATGAAAAAAATTGAACTCTTTATCGCGAGATCGGCAAAAGAATTCAAGGTCAAGATGGGAGGGAAAAAGGGAAATGTTCAGCTCATCAGTTTTGATGGTAAATACAAAATAATCCGTTCTATAAACGAATTCCTTTCCTTCGATGAACGGCTCCAGATTGCCAAGGCCCTTATTGATGAGTGCATCCTGGAATGGAGCGACGGGAGCGATGATAAAATCAAGGTTCTGATTACTGACGCTTTCCGCGTAGACAAACAGGGGAAGATAGACCGGAACCGAATCCTCGGACTCCGCAGGCTCAACATAAAACATCCGAAGTGGAGTCGGGCAATGGATGCCATAACCGAATCAATAACTGTCACGAACACCAAAGAGTACGTCAGGATTTTTGAACGACAGCCGGATGGTGAATACAAGCCTATAATCCTTGATATCGCTAATGCATGAGAGGTAAACCATGAATGATATAGACAAAACCCTTGAAACAAAGGAACCGGTAGAAAAAGCATCTGAACTGCTTTATAAAATAGCCGTCGCAGAAATTATGCTTAATAAATATGCTGATGCCGCCAACATCAAAATTGAAGCGATTAAAAACGATCTGGCAGTAAAAAGTAAACTCTATGTGGATATGCTTGATGCCCTTAAAACCGAACTGAATAATCTCGCCGAGGAGCACAAAGAAAAACTCTTCCCGCCTGATAAAAAAGGGAAAGAGAAAAAAAAGCTTTCACTTATGCTCAAGTTCGGGGAGTTCGGTTTTAAAAAGACAACAACTCTTGATATACCTGTTGAGAGCTATACAGTGCAGCTTATAGAGAAAGATAAAAAGGAGTTTGCCGAGCAGACAGGTGTAAATCTTGCGCTCACCCGTGAACCTAAAATTAACAAGAAAGCGCTTCAAAGTTACGGAGACGATGTTTTAAAGGAATTCGGCATAAATCGTAAAACATCAGAAATCTTTTTCTACACTTCAAATCCGCAATCAGTAGAAGCCGAACTGGCAGAGAGGAAATAATGTCTCCGGCAAAAAGAAGACATATCTTTGCCCTCTGCAGGGAGCTTAACCTGACCGATGATCAGAGGAAGATTATCCAGTACTCTGTCACCGGGAAAGAATCCATAACCGAGATGAATGATCGTGAAGCGGACAATGTAATAAAAAAACTCATTTCGGAAAAGAAAAAGCTCCCAAACAGGCCCGGCGCAGGCAGAAAAATGACTCCCGCAGAATCCCTGAAACCGGGCCATCATAAAAATCATCTTCCGTCAGGGGATAATGTTATCGTTCTCATGACTCCTGATCAATATGCGAAGATAAAAGCTCTCTCAATTCATCTCACAGGAACATTCTCCGATGTGGCCATGAACAGATTCACACAGCGTCAATATCGTAAGCCTCTCCGTCGTCTCACGGCAGGCGAGGCTCTGAATCTTATAGAGACACAAAAGAAAATGCTCGCTCGTAAAATCAAAAACAAAGGAGAAAAAAATGATATTTAACAGAAGCAGTAAAATCCCTTACTATTCACAGAGAAATAACAAAAAAAGACCGTCATCGGCCTGTAATGTAACAGCAGCAACCCAGGCATGTGCCATCACCGATAATCTTTTCCAGCATCCCGCAGGTGAACAGCCTGAGGATTACCTTATGGGGATACTGGAAACACCTGAAGCCTGGGAGCTCCTGAACATCAAGTTCCCCGGCGCGCGCTGTAATCCCTGGAATACAAGCCATTGCATAGCCTGGGCCGTAAACAAAGCTTCAGGCAGAAGGATCTGTCGTGTTGAAACCGTAACGCTCCAGGAGATGCTTCACCATATCATCATTACAGGCGGGGCGGTTGTCGTTGGCGGGAAGTTCACAAAAAGCGGCCATTTTGTATGTATCGTAGGGCTTGACACCGAGCAGGATATTGCAGAGATCAGAACAGTTGATGATATCGACTTATCGAAAATTAAAAACATCATAATAGATGACCCCTGGGGAGATTACACAAAGCGTTATAAAGACCCCAACGGGAATGATGTATTAATTCCTCTGGCAGATTTTAATCATCTCATTTTCGGGAAGAATAAAGTTAAAACAGCACAGATGTATTACCCTTCCGAGGCAGCCTGATGAAAATAATACCTGCTGAAATATATTCAAGAGTATCCGGTTATTTCAGACCGGTCAACCAGTGGAACAAGGGTAAGCGGGAGGAATTTAGCGACAGGGAATACCTCGTTATAAATAAAGATAAAATCAAGGAGTCCGGAGATGAAATTAAAAGAAATAATTCTTGGGAAACGGAACGCCGAGCAGGCTGATTCATTAAAACATATACAGCGTGAATGGCCGTGGATTGTCGGTGATTCTATCGCCGAAAAAAGCAGACCCGTAAAGCTCACAGATAACTGCCTTACAATAAAAACAGATACCTACAGAGTTCAAAGTGAATTATCATTTTTGAGAGTTGCGGTCGCAAACCGAATCCGCGAGAAGCACAATATTAAAATTACAAAAGTGTTGGTCAGAGGGTAATCATGGAACTTAAAGAAGCAATTGAAAACATCAAGTCAACCCTCAAAATTGAAAGCAGGCGCGGCAACCGCGACGCAGAATTTTTACTCAAGAGGCTGTGAAGGAGATGTCATGCTGAATGATTCACCAGCAATTATCGAAGGGTTTGTCACCCACGATCCGCAGTTTAAAAAAACCAAAACGGGCAAGTCTGTATGTACTTTCTCGCTTGCCATCAACCATTATTCAAAGAACGAAACGGCATCCAGGGTTTCATTTATCGATATAGAAACATGGGAAAAGATTGCCGAAATATGCTCAAAGAACATACGTAAAGGCAAAAGAATAATGGTTATCGGCTCGATCAAACAGGACTGGTGGGAGGATGACAAGGAAAAGATGCAGTCAAGACTCAAGATTATCGGGAACGAAATCAGGGTTCTTGAACCACTGAATGGAGGCAATGAAAATGCCAATAAAAAATAAAAAACTGTACCCTGAAAACTGGAAAGAAATTTCAAAAAGAATCCGGTTTGAACGTGCGGGAAACCAATGTGAAGTCTGCGGAGCAGAGAATTACAAGCCTCACCCTGTGACCGGGAGTAAGGTTGTTTTGACTGTGGGGCATCTTGACCATAACCCTCAAAACAACAATGAGAATAACCTAAAGGCAATGTGTCAGAGGTGCCATCTCCGATATGACGCCAAGCATCACGCGAAAACCAGAAGAGAGACAAGAAACAAAAAGTATGGTTTTCTTGAACTTCCCTTCTGTTAATAAAAGGTCTCTTTATGAAAACTCTTTCAGTTAAGGCTCCCTGGGCGTGGTTAATCTGTGCCGGTTATAAAGACATAGAAAACCGGACATGGAAAACAAATTACAGGGGCCGAATTTTAATTCATGTCCCGGCTAATAGTGATAAAAACTGGAGCCATATTTATCCGCCACAAGCGATGGACATTAAGTTGCCGAATAGATCAGCAATGAGTGCAATTATTGGCGAGGTCGAAATTATCGACTGTATTAAAAATGCCCGGTCTATCTGGGCACAGGCAGGGTGCTGGCATTGGATAATGGGTAACCCGATTTTATATGACACCCCGATTCTTGGAGTGAAAGGTCGACTGGGATTATGGGACTATGAAAATAAAAAACAAGGAGAAATGTTTCCATGAATACATTGAGCAAAATCATGACCGGTTTCATCTCAGGAATCATTGTCACACTCGCTGCCGGAGGTGTCTTTTTTTATAATAAAAACAGGTCGGCACAGCCGCTCACCGAAGTTAAAGTAACTCAAATTTCCGGCGAAAAAATAACCCACAGCTCGTTTGATTATTCTTTATCTGACCGAATTAAATTCACCACTCACGCTGAAGGAACAGGTACTGTCAGCACGGAAATTCCAAAAATCAACATCCCGGAGGCCCGCGCCTGGATGCAAAGAACTCATGGGCTCGCCGCCGATTTCATTTTTATTGACCGTCGGGTTTATGGTATATCATACCTCTATCGTTGGGACTCATTCGTCATCGGCGGCGGCCCGCTCATCTCCGAGAAACGCTTCGAAGGTCTAAAAATTCAGGGTCAAATATGGTTCTGA